CGCCCAGTCACTTCCACGCTTTTGGATGAAGATGCACTGTCCTTTCACATCTGTGCGGAAATCAAAAACAAAGTCATTACAAACAATGAATCGTTAATGTCTTGGTATGATCGGACACTGGCATCCATTCAACAAAGACTCACACAAGAAAAAATTGACAGTGTGATTTCCAAGTTGGAAGCCTGGGATTGCGTCAAAGTAGACCACAATGGATTCTTCAAATGCACCACCTTGGGATTGGTAGCAGCTACTTTGTACTACCATCCGAAAGATGTGTACCATTGGTCTGAAAGCTTTGCTCAAATTGAACGCCAGAACTTGTGGGACAGTGATTTGGCTTTGGCGTATGCACTTGCAGCGCCTTCCATGCAACTGCCATACATTACCAGAGCGGACCAACCCAGAGTGTCCGATTTGATGGGAAGGCTGAATCACAAATGGAGAGGACCAACCCGCGCATCCACACTGTTTGCGGATTTGTTCGACCTACTCAGTGGTGAAAAGCCATCCATGGCTGCCCGGCAGTTTCAAAATGATGCAGATCGTATTTGTGCGGCTTTGAGTTGGATTGGTGGTATCAAAGCAATCGCTCGGTCAGATATGTGGGCAGTTCTACCACTGCGACTCAAGTATGGGGTGCCCCAAAAGCTGGTTTACTTGTGTCAGTTGCCAAAGATTGGCGCTGTTCGGGCCAACAAGTTGTACGTAATGGGGATTAGATCACTGGAAGATGTGTTGAACAATCCCGCAAAAGTGCAACAAGTAGTAGGTCAGAACTTAGTGCGAGATGTTATGCTCGCGGCCAAGCGATTGATTCGGGCGTCGCAGAGTGATGAAAACTGAAATATTAGTGAGAATCACTTCTCACTATTTTTGCGCGGGGCTGGTCATAAAAGACAAAATTGTCATTGATGCAGCCCCAATCTTAATAAAAAGGTTTAAAGGAAGAACCTTTGGGTATGTACGATCTATGTGCCGCGCAAAGCGGTGGAAATTTGAATTCTGCTAAACCGCTTGCTTTTGTACTTTATAAGTTATATAATATTCGGCAACCGCCGTTCCATAAACACACGAACAATCCACGGAGACTTACTATGAGAATCATGAAACAAGTTGTTGTTCCGCAACGGGTTGACACCAGACTTGATTACGCCATCTGTGACTTGTGTAAACAACCAATCGTTCAAGAGCGTTATATCGAAGATTCTGTGAAAATCCGTTGGCGTAAAGGTGCAGCATACCCCGACTATTATTCGGTCACTGAAACTTCGGTAGACATGTGTGGTGCATGTTTTAAAAACAAGTTACTTCCGTGGTTGCAGTCGCAAGATGCGACCCCAACAGTCATTGAAATTGACAACTAATTTAACTTGGAGAGCGACATGAAAGAGTTTGTAACTTTGAACCAAAAAGAATTTAATGACTGGGCTGATGTGACCTTTGGAACTGGTCAGTACAAAACCACCACCCCAAAGATGGGAATTGAACTTGTAATCTGCCACCCGACCCAAATCCATGGATTTGAGATTCATGTGTATACGTCGGTTGTACCAGAAACGGACAAGTCAAGAGATAAAGGGGAAGATGCGATCCGTTTTGTTTTGTTTGACCGCTATGCTGGAAGGCCAGTAGAGGTAGCAAAAAAGGTTTTGCGGGTAAATGGAGACACTGGTGTATTTGATCGGTGTACAGAAAGAGTTAATGAATTGTTCGCTGTTGCTCAAAAATATCAAGATGAGGATCGATTTTGTAAGAAGTGTCGAACAAATCGATCTCATACGATTGAGCGCACCCAAAAAGCCAGTGGGGCAAAATTTCAAGGATGTGCGTTGTTTCCCAAGTGCGGTCCCGACAAAATGCAACACCTGGCCCAAGTTTATCCATTGAAAGATAATCCATTTAAACAAGCTGCAACTACGGCTACCTTCCAACCGACGTTGGAAAATATTACACCTACTGTTCAAGTGGTTCAAGCGGTTCAAGCCGCACCCAAAGAATTGAACAAAGGTGATTTTATCTATCATCCCATCGTTGAAGATGACAACGAATTAGTTACCACACAAAGTTTTGCTGCTCTTCGATACCCATTTCCATACTTTAATAAAGTCCAGTCTGGTATCTTAAAAAGCAAGGTGCCATTTTTGGACTGCAATATGGTATTGGGAACTGCCACAAGCTCTGGCAAAACAATTTGTGCGGAACTGGTTATTGCGGCCACGCTGGCTATCGTATCCAATAACGAGGTATAAGCGAGCAGTGTTGCGGTTCAGCCACAATTCGCTTACACTGGAGTTGATTACTCCAACTCCCAGATTCCAAAGGAATTTTCCATGTCTAGTCCCACGAATTTTGACATCATCCAACCCAAACATTTGTATTCTATCACTTTGGCCGATGTAAGTATTATTGATAAGATGGATAAATGGGCACCACAACCAGACACGGATGACGAAGGATGGCAAATACAACCAGACACTTGCACAGATATTCAAACTAGCACAAGAGTTCAATTATATTATTTGGCATTGATGTCCGTTGTTATCGAAAACGGAGTAAATCATAAAGATCGTTTTATAAAGAATAAAAAGTTTTTGCCCATCACTGAACTTAAAAACATTACAAGGTCTGGTAAGTTGGAAAAGCAAGACCCATTGGATTCACTTGCGGACTTACTCAACTTGTCATACAAAAAGATTTCCGTAACATTCAAATACCGACTATCCATGCTAGACAACAACTTCAAGATTTTTTGGTTTTTCCGCCACGTGTTCCAATCTGCCGTTTCATTACTCAAGCAATACTCTCGAAATGAGTTTTCGGGATCGATCCACACCAAAGCTTTATTGACTCTGCTACTAAAACAAAAAAACGCCAACACGCTCATTAACGAAGTAAAAAGATTTTGTGGTTAAGCCGCTTAAAATCGATTTTAAGCCATGCAATTGAGTTGACAGTACCCAACTACTACTATCAATACAGCGTGGCTTAAATCGTCTCGTTGGGGCATTTCCAGACGATTTAATACCCCACCCAAACCCATGACTCAACATAATGGAGTTAGTATGACTGATCTTCACATCAAGTACCGCCCGTCTGACTTTGATCAAGTATTGGGGCAAGATCATGTTGTTAAGTCGCTGCAAGAGTTTGAAAAGACTGGGGCGTGGCCGCACGCTTTTTTATTCTCTGGTCCCAGCGGAGCGGGGAAAACCACACTATCCCGCATCTTAGCCACAAAATTGGGTACGCATCCATCGGCGATTATGGAATTGGATGCTGCGACCTTTAATGGAGTTGACACGATTCGGGCATTGACTTCTGATCTTCAATACACCAGCTTTGGTGAAACTTCCATCAAATTCATTATTCTTGATGAATTTCACATGATGAGCAAAAGCTCTTTCAATGCACTACTAAAAACCATTGAAGAGCCACCTCAACATGTTTATTTCGCATTCTGCACAACTGAACCGGATAAGATTCCAGAAACCATCAAAACCCGGTGTCATCAATACCATTTGAAAGATGTGTCTTACGACAACTTGTTGGACTTGTTGTTGGCAGTTGCAGATGTTGAAGAGATTCCGTTATCTGAAAAGTGTTTGCAAATCATTGCTCAAGAATCAATGGGATCACCCCGTCGGGCACTGGTATATTTAAGCAAAGCCAGACACTGTACATTAGTACAAGAAGTCCGTGAGGTATTGGAATCGGCTGAAGAAGATTCAGATGTGATTGAGTTGTGCCGCCTTTTGGCTGGAAGAACTCAAGCCACCTGGAAAACGGCAATTGGAATCATCAAACGACTGGATATGAAAAATCCAGAGTCCATACGTCTGACCATTATCAATTATACAGCTAAGGCTTTGTTGAATACCAAAGCAACCAATGATGCTCAAAAATTGCTGGCAATTTTGGATGCGTTTTCCAAACCCTGCAATCCTAGTGAAAAAATGGCTGGGATATTGCTGCCATTAGGTATACTGTTGCTAACGGAGGAATCATGACAATTGTTTTTTGCAGTAATTGTGACTATGCCATGTGCAAAGAACTGATTGACGCAGCACGCTTTGATTATGGCTGTCCCCGTTGTACCAATTCTTTTAGTGAGTTTTACACTCTGGACTCCAAACCCCATAAAACTCGCCGCCAGGCATTTGAACGTGGTGAGTTAATGGGAGCGTCCTTACCCTTACTGGCTCCAAATAACTCATGAAATGTGATTGCTACAAATGCACACAACTGAGAATTGACTACCATTTGTCGCGAGATGACATCGAAATGGCTATACAAGAAATTCATTTTCATGTTTGTCCATTTTGTGGGAATAAGCGTTGTCCAAAAGCATCTAATCACGACTTGGCATGTACAAATTCTAACGAACCTGGCCAGCCAGGAAGCATCTATCAAAAAGGCTAAACATGCGATTTGACATTGAAGAACTTGAAAGTTGCTTACGCATCGATAAGCATGATTTAGATTTAGCAGTTTCTAGACACGCAGAATTATTGCATCATGTCAGTAAGGCGTTGGCATTTGCGATCAATGATCGAGATTTAGCCAAAAAAGAAATGGAAGATCAATACGCCATCACCACGTTATCCATTCGAGAGTCTAACGCTAAAAGCGGCGTTAAAACTACTGAAGATCAAATCAAACAAATGGCACAAATTGATGAAGATTACGCAGAAAGTCTGCGAGTTTATCATGCTGCACGATTAAAGTGTGATAAATTATCTGCATTGAAAGAAGCCTTTGTGGCACGAGGTTATATGATTCGAGAAATGTGTCAGCTTTGGGTTTCCGATTACTTTGCGGACTCCGCTATCAAAGCGGATGATCGTAACGCTGAAACTGTAAGGTACGAACTCGCACGAAACGCTATTTCCAAAAAGCGGAAACCTCTTGCTAAAGCATCGGAGTGATTTATGGTAGACTTATTACAGAACATTGCCACAACCATATCCGAATGTGTTGTAGGTATGGTAGTGGTGTATGGAACTGCGCGACTGGTTTTTACAGCGTGGTTTATCAGCAAGGATGCTTGTAACAACAGGCCATGATTAACGCAACAGGCATAATGCCAACTGACAGGTGAATACAATGGCTACAAGTCGGTTTAGTTACAAAAAGCGTGACCCTTCCACGATGCGGAAGCGGTCAGAACAATGGGGTAATGAACGTGATTCGTTTCTCAAAGATCACGTCCCCGTGTGGAAACCGAATGACGGCGAGAATGTCATCAGAATTCTTCCGCCGTCCTGGGAAGGTGCAGATCATTATGGCTTGGATGTCTACGTCCATTATGGCGTCGGCCCCGACAATTCGACCTATTTAGATCTGGTGCGTATGAAGAAAGGGCCAGATCCGATTACGGAAGAAATGCAACGGGCACGTCAAGAAGGTGACGAAGAATACGCTAAGCAACTGGAATCCAAAAAGCGGGTCTTGGTGTATTTGATTGACCGAGATAAGCCCAAAGAAGGTCCGATGATGTGGGCCATGCCGTGGACGGTGGACAAAGAAATTGCTATCCATTCTTGGGATAGTCGGACACAAGAAGCGTTGCCCGTTGATTCACCGGAAGATGGGTTTGACATCATCATCAATCGGCAAGGGAAGGGGGCCAGGACGGAGTATACGGTCAAGATTTCCCGTAACCCCAGCCCATTGCAAATGACACCAGAAATTACGGATTTGTTGGACAACCACCCATTGCCGGAATGTTTGAATTTCTACTCGTATGAGCAGATTCAAAAAGCGTTCTTGGGTGGAAGCAAGAAATCAACCACGGCCAAAACTAGCGACTATGAAGAGCGTCCAGCCAGCAAGCCGAAAAAGCGTGGGATCGACCTCAAGTCTTTGACTTGGGACTCAGTTCATGAACTGAAAGGGGCAGAATTGTCTGCGCTGATTGAAGCTATGGCGGAAGAGCTGGGAATCGATTTCGATGGAGATCAATATGAAATGGACAGCGAGTTGGCCGATGATCTTTGTAAAGAGTTGGGGTTGGAACCCCCTCCAAGAGCCAGCCGCCGTCGTGCTGGACCGGAACCGGAAACAAGGACAGTCAAACGGAGAGCAGAGCCGGACGATGATGAATCCGATCCCGAAGTGGACGAAGAAGATGAACCGAAACCGGAACCGGCCAAGCCCAGCAAGGTCAGCAGTTACCGAGAAAAGCTGGCAGGTATTGGTAAGCGTGTGTAAGTAGTCCTCTTGACCGGGGGTTATTCCCCGGTCTCCAACTTTGGAGGTGGTGTATGGAACGGAAAACGGTCAGCCCAGTCAAAGCCAAGAATCATTACTTCACGGAAGTAAAAAAAGATGTCCACGAATACATTCATTCGGGAGCCACACTCCTTGATTGTGTGTTAGGGGGTGGTTTTCCGTTGGGTCGAATGAGTAATATCGTCGGCGACGCGAGCAGTGGGAAGAGCTTGTTGTGTATTGAAGCTGCGGCCAACTTTCATAATACATATCCCAACGGTAAGATTATTTATTTGGAAGCGGAAGCGGCTTTTGATGAGCCTTATGCAGAAGCATTGGGAATGCCCATTCATGCAGTGGACTTCGTAGGTCCAGAACTAGAAGATTTTACAGTTGAAGCGTGGTTTGAGCATCTGGAAAGGACGATTGCAGCATTGGGAAAAGAAGATGTCCCATGTTTGTACATTGTAGACTCGTTAGATGCACTATCCGACCGAGCGGAAAAAGGTCGAGAGATTGACAAAGGAAGCTACGGAGCGAATAAGCCCAAGGTTATTGGTCAACTTTTTAGACGATTGACAAAAGAAATTGAACGAACTAGAATTCATTTGATGATCGTTTCCCAAGTTCGTGATAACATCGGAGTCATGTTTGGAGAGCGACACACTAGAACTGGTGGTAAGGCCATGGATTTTTACGCCAGCCAAATCGTGTGGTTGGCACAAATCAAAAAGCTGGACAAGACCATACGTAAGCAAAAGCGAGTGTATGGGGTTCAAATCAAGGCCAAATGCAAAAAGAATAAAATTGGACTTCCATTCCGAGAATGCGAATTTCCAATCATCTTTGGCTATGGTGTGGATAACATCACATCTATGTTAGCTTGGTTAGAGTCAATTGATGAAGAAGAATCAATCGCTGAATCCGTAAATGGAATCACGTACAAATCTTTTGCAGACTTAGCCGAGACGATTAAAGCACTACCCACTGAAGATCGTTTAGCAATTATTCAAAACTTATCGGATGCCACCATCCGCATTTGGCAAGACATTGAAAACCGATTCATCCCCAAACACTCCAAATACTAAACCGTCTACGATCTTCGTAGATCAACCCATCTTTCCAGTTAAAGGTACTAGACCTAAAGTTGTTGTAACATGGCCACTTT